TCTCATATGCACTATTTTTACCCCTCTCAACAAAAACGTCTGTTTGAATTTGAGGTTGGTCCACCGCTTTTATCAAAGTTTCATTTTTTGTAATAGGTTCTGCTGTTAAATTTTGATTCGTGAACCCCGATGAATCTTGGAAGTAGTTAGTAGTGCCGTCTATGTAATCATAGTAATTTATTCCTTGAATTGTATACCCTGTGTATGTGGAAGCAGTAACGAAAATATTACCCCAAATTTGACCATTAGCAATCACTGGTGTGAATAACTCATATTGATTGGGACCGTAGAGTTGGAGTTCAGTAAGTCTTGATTTAGATATACCAGAAATTTGGAACGGTACCGTTAAATAGTTGTTTGATGTTTGAGCCGCAACCGTGTTCACCGCATCACCTGAGAAAATGTAATCATAACTTATTGGTGTGTTAGCCCAACTACCACCCTGTGGAATAAAAAACGCAGTTCCGTTGGGGTTAGGTGCAATTATGTTTGTAAATGGTGTTGTAATTTCTTTTTTCACCATAGTTTGTCCCCATGGATTTGTCTGTTGTAAAGTAATGGTATAATTTGCGGAAGCGGTTGGATACGTATGGGACAAAAAGTTTGGAGTAAAATTATTGATGACTTGAAGAGGACTACCGTCTCCCCAATCAACAGTATAAACTGAAAGTTCCAAAAATTTCTGAAATTGATTAGAGGTATTATAAACATAATAAACATAAGGTGATGTTGTTGTTGACGAAAATATAAAATTAGCCACAACGTCTTTTTGGAGTACAGCACCATCGAATGGACTATAATATCCAACATCAACCGCAGTCTGAGTTATCAGGATTGGTATTGTCAAACCAGTGAGTAATGAACTACCATTTGGACCGGCACTCAAAACCTGACTCATTCCTGAATACACACCAACTTCAATACCTCGGTAATTTACTTTGAATAAATCTCCTTGAATATTTTCGGGTGATATGATTATGTTATATACGTCAGACATTATTATGGGTTTATAAATTCATACCAAACGACTGGGTTATTTGGTTGACCGAATCTCACGTTATTCGAATCGAAAATTCTATAAGTCTGAGTCGGATAATCAATTTTCATTATATAATAAAAATATCTTGTTGTATCGAAGGTGAATTGGGAGTTTGGAAAAAAACTTTGTGGTTTGTTCATCATTCTTAAAAAGAAACCAGTCCGAGCATCATAAAATTTTGCCGACATATAAAAGGTACTGATATCCAAAAAGTTTCTTTTCTTCAACCAATAAATGAAAAACCCTTCTTTGTCCCCAACGTAATCGAGTTTAAATTTTGGTTTTTTAATATCAACCAAAGCTCTTGGTAAAATTGCTGGTTGTTTTTCACCTTGTTGTGTAGGAATTATTGCTGTGAGATAATTTATTTGTTTTTTTTCATCAGGAGTATCGTAAAAATCCAACTTGAAAAATGAGTTCGCAAAAGCATTCCTATAATAATAAACATCAGGTACACTGAATCCAGCAGCCAAATAAGTGTTTACCCAATTAGTTACGTTATTCAGTGAGGTTCCTGAATGAAAATTGAACTCATAATTTATTTCAGTTTTTAGATTATATGGTTGTCCTGTAAACGGTGCGTGAGCAAATCTTGATAACTCAAAGTCTCTTCCAACACCAATAACCTCAGTTATAATTTCTTCCTCATATAAATCTATACTTTGGTCAATACCCAAATAATCCCAAGACATTTCTATCGGAATTGTCAAAGATTCACTTGTTAAAGATGTGTTTGGGATTTTGTAATTATGCACACTCATCGAATAATGGTTTGATTGGGAAGTTTATACCAAATAGATTGTCGTTGAAATTTACACCTTCAGGAATCAATCTGAAAACTATTGAAGTAAATGGATAATGGGCACTGTTCAAAAATGGATAATCAACTCCTCTTCCTATATTGTCGAAAAACCCGTAGTCATATAAATCTCTCCATCTGAATTGTCGGTCAGCACTTGAGTAGTAAGAATAACTCGGAACATTATCTACGGACCCGACATTAGCGGTTTCGATGTAATCTGAAAAAATCCTCAAGGTCATCGAATGATGTGGTTTATAATAATAACCCTCTCTTATAGGTAAATGTGTAAATACGTTTGGATTGAAATTTATCTTATGATAAAGTGGAGATATTACCCTTTCTATCTGTTCATAGTTATTCCATTCACAAAAATCCCCATCAATTATATCTCCTATGTTTAAATCTTTTGTAAATGCAAAAGTGTAGTTTTGTTTGGTGTATGTTGAAATTTGTAGATTTGAATTTGAGTTAGTATTATTTCTATCCCAATATGGGTTTGTTGGTGATGATAAATTAAACTCCCATCCTCTTTTTATTCCTATTGGATTGGAAGGGTCGTAGAAATATCCTGTATAACCTTTGTGAATAATTGTGAGGAATAGTTCGCTTAAAGGTCTTTTTTGATTATCTATTAAAGTAGTAATATCTAAATCATAAGAAGAGGTAACATTGTAAGCATTACTACTAGTTTTTTGAGCAATAGTAGTTATAAAATTAGGGGTCAAAGAACTTAGTTGTAATTGTTTTTCTTCTAAAAAAATATTTTTTTCGAAACCTGATTTAGTCATCAGAGCATCATCAACACCTGTCAATATTTTATTCTGTCTGACATAATAATCTGATGTTGTTTCTAAAAGATTGTTAGGATTTCCAACTCTTTTAAAAGTACCAACTTTACCATTATTAAATGTTGTACCTGTATATCCGTAGTTGAATATGTTAAAAATGTACTCATCAGAATCTGTCTGACCATTACCCAATGAATAAACCTCGAATAAATCAACTATTCCATATTTGAAGGACAATTTCACATATTCACCAACACTCAATCCATGTGGTGCAACACACTGGAACGCTATGACATTACTTCCATTAAAAGTAGTATTTTGAATACTGAATGGAATTCCATCTTTAGCAACCCAACTATTGATTGGAACCAAGTTGGTATATAAAACTTGATTAGGGTTATTTTGGAAGGCGTAAGAAAAATAATAATTCCAATTGTAGGTATAAGCACTTTTTGCGTAGTAGTCTAAATGTTGGTCATTTATATCAGGTCTATAAAAATCGAATTCGTAGTATTGTGGAAACCCCTTCCATATGTTTGTTTGTGTTGATTCAAGTGAATTCACATAAAACAAGTTATCTCTGAACGGTGTATAGTTAGTTGTACCTGTCAAAGTATTCGAATAGAGATAATTTATTTTGAAAGTTGGTCTATAAATTCTCGAAGCTTGTCTCTCGGATTCAAAAACATCTTCTAATGATATTGTGGCGTTTCTATCATATTCAGTTATTTGTTGTTGTTTTTCCTCCAAAGTCACTGTTACCTTTTGGTCCACTTTGGGTGCAGATTGGTAAGACAAACTAGCTGGTATGATGGTGAATTTATTCATTAGGTAGATATTTTGTTTTAAATAAATCCATAGCACTTTTACCTTTGAATAATCCAAAGTAAAAATGATTAGGAGCACCAATCATAAATTTACTTTTCATTGAGTTCCAAACATTAGGGTCATAATTTCCAACTGAATCAACGTTGAAAATATATCCCCTTTGATAAATGTCAAAAGAAGTATTTGACGGTACAAAATAATTTGGGGTTGTAACATTTCTCCTATTTAAATTTTGATACTCGGAGGTAACAATGTCAGGAATGTCTGTAGCCCAATTGTTCCTCTCACTACCAAATATTGTAAATATACTTTGCGGTTGATTCAATTGCCATTGATAGAATGGTACTTTTTGAGATTTAATCCCATATGGATATGTAATTGCTGGGACGAAAGGATTCGGTCTGAAATTTATAATTCCTGGTGAAATAAAATCTTTCGTTTGCAAGTCAAAGGTTGTGGATGAGAAAAATATTCCCATAAGAGCATTCTCTGCGGTAGTACCATAAATAACGACAGGATTTGTATTCACCGGACCAGTACTATCATAATATTCGGGGGTAAAAGGTACGACCCCGATTTCACAATTGATTGACATCATTTGTGCTAAATCCGCATCAATTCTGTTTTTCGGAGGAATGTTTGGATTTCTACTGAATAACACATTCAACGAATCATTATTTGTGATTCGCGTGAGGAAAGTAGAGTTAGCAATTCTAGAAATCACAAATAAATTCACGATGTTGGACGTATCTTGATAACTTGTTGAATTCAAATTATTCATAACATAAGCCGCAGTAGAGGGTGTGAAAGTTATCTCATCATAAAATGAATCTTTCATACCCAAATTCATTATTGTCGTTGGAAATAATAAATTTCTAATGTTCATTGGAAATGATTGACCCAACGTTGGTTTCCCTATGAATGAGCCAGTCGTTGGTGTCCCTAACCACGGACTACTTCTGTAATAGAAATTATTTGTAGACGCATCAAAATATATTAGATTTCTTGGATATCTAAGTTCTTTCAATCTATTATCTCTCCCCCATTTTCTGGTTATTTGTATTGGGAATGTAAAAAGTGACCCATTCAACCAATTATTTGTAAATGATTGAGCCAACACCCCTCTACATAATCCGAAGAAAAACCTATATCTGAAACCCCATTCATTAAAATTTCTTATGTCTTTTCCTAAATCACGAAGTGGTCTTCTCATAAAGACATAACAACCACTTTCAACATCATCTTTTGTGGCACAATTTCTATTTACACCAAAGCTAGTATTATATTTTTCATAACAACCCAAAGAAACTGCATTTTCACAACTAAAGGAATCTAATACATTAGTCCAAGCAAGTTGTCCCTCAATGTCAGGGGGTATTATATCCGCACCTTGACCGAAGCTAACCGTTGATATCCCTTGGTCTGTAGAACTTATCACATAAATTGCAAAATTTAAGTTTTGTTGTAGTAGGGCCGGGTTATTATTCCAGCTGGACCCGTCTAAAGCATCTGATGATGGGAGCCTGTCTGTTCTCATCACGTTCAAGTTAGAGTTATTTATATTCAGAGGATTTGTAAGTAAACTTGGTAATAATACTTTTGTATAGTAAAAAGTACTGACATCATTCGGTCTCCTACCCCCTTGTAAGTAATAATAAGCCGCGCCAGACAAATCTTCATATTGTTCATACTTTTTTACTTTAATCAATCCATTATTCGACGTTGTAAAAAAGTCATTCCATATTGACGATACTATTCCCTCATATTGGTTGTTTATCGTCGAATTAAACATACTTGGTCCTGGGTTTTGAGCATCTAAAGAACTATAATATCCTACTTGAGATGTTGTAAAAGCAGAATAATCATTTCCAGGTCTAAAAAAGTGTGATGGATAAAATATGTTACTTTGGTTATTAAATTTTTGGACAGAAGTTGTTGTATCTGTGTTTTTTTGAATTGGTATATTTAATCTAGTTGAAGCTGTGACAACGTAGTCATTTTCATTTGGATACCCAAATAATTTACCAAGACCATACCTATTTACATAGTTTGGTGAATATGGGTCAACCCCTCTCTGAAGAATGAGAACATATTGAGAATTGAAATCAGCAAACGTCGCTGAAACAGGGTAAGTAGTAATGCTCAATCCTCCCCAACTTGAACCAGTCCTTCTGTTCCATAGGATATCGGTGTCAGAACTGAATATTGTTGGTAATAAACCATTTGTTGTATTACCACCCCAAATCTGTATAGCATCACTTATAGTGATAGCTGTTACAACCTGATAATACTCTATATCAGAGGGAAACTTATAATTTGTTATAGTTGAACCTGTACTAAGTATATAATTTACAGGCTGAGAATTTGTTGTTTGATTGATAGCATACTCAACAGGGTATTGTGATAAACTTGGGTTTATTGATGTTCCCGATATCCCATTTGGGAATCCAGATGCGACAGTAGAACCAGTCGTTGTGTAGTTTACATCTTGTGTTCTTGCAATATCAACAAATGTCATAAGTGTACCACTTTCAAAAGATGTTTGAGAAACTACTGTCAAGGTGTTATCAAAGTGTTGTAGTGCAGAATTTGCGGGATAATCAAATGAAACACTTATTTTATTTATTCCATCAAAGTATTTTTTTCTTGTATTGAAAACGTTGATTCTTTCACCAAAAGGTAGGTCTGGCGAATAAGCAAAAAACCTATCATTACCATCCACTAAATTTGTTTCAGGTGACACGGTAGTTTTATAATTATCCGCAGCCTCATCACCACCCACAGTTCCCATTGCTTGAGAGAATGAAAGTGCAACGATTTGAGCATCTTCACTTGAATATTGAGAGGTTAGAGATTGTAAAATTTTCTCATAATAAAAAAAACTACTTGAAAATTGTGTCAATAAAGAAACTTTAGAACCTCCCACATCTGAATCTGAAAATGATTCACCACAAGAGCAGGATGAACAATCGGGGTAAGTAAGAATTGGAAGATAAAATCTGTTGAACGACCTTCTCCTCAAAAGTCTTGTCAATATATCAATACCTATAGTTATCCCTAATATTGTAAGACCTGTTGTTGTAAATGCGATAGCCTTTTTTAATACAACCAAACCTCCGGCTAACCCACCTGGATTTGTAAAAATTGAGGAGAATTGGGTACCGGCAAATATAACCTCAATTGCACCGACTAAAGTCATGAGACCACCAATTGCATATCCTAATGTTGTCAAACCGTTTCTAATATCAACAACAAAGTTCCAAAGTGCGGCAATAAGGTGATATGTAATAAGAAGTGGGACACCTACAATCTGTAATATTTGTAGTAATATACTATAAACAAAGAAAAGAAGGTCGAAATTTCTGAATCCTTCATTCACTGGAACTTTGTTTACTGTTTCCTCACAAGAATTGTTATCTATTTCTTTAATTCCTATAAACCTACCTCTTGAACCATCTTTATATTGGTCTATTAAACCTGAAACCGTATAAACCCTGTTATATTCAAATTCGTAAAAAGTGTCTTCACAATTTATAATTTGGTCCAATTTATCAACCGCTTCTTGCCCTTGTAATCCTGAGGTATATCCACTCCAGTCCAGTCCAAAATAATACGAACTTTGTAGTTGAGAGTTGAATATGTTACTGAGATTCGGGTCTTGTATATCACTTGGCCAACCGAATTCTCTTATGTTAGGAATCAAATAATACGCCCTTCTATATTGCTCAGACGCATTAGAAGATTGTTGCCATTTAATCTTAAACCTATACTTCGATTTTGTTGGTATTCCTATTGATGGGTCGTATGAAATTATCCTTTCTCCAAATTCATTTGTTACTAGATACTCCAAATTCATAGGTAACTCAATCAACCAAGCACCGTTACCATCGATTACATTACCATTTTTTTCTATCTCATATTGTTCTAAAAAAGGGTTACCACTTAAATCAACTTGTAATGTTTGACGTATAGCCAAAATTTGACCTGGACCTGTTTCTAACTGACAAAGATTACCAAAATCATCTTTGGGTTTGGAATTTCTTTTGATTGCGTATTGTTCTGAAGTTGAAAAAATTGAACCCATGAAAACTGCTGTGGGTTGAATGTCAACGTTAGCTTCATTTCTTAAATCAAAGTCAACTCTGTTTATAGCTATTTGACAAACAGCAGGTTCACCCCAAAGTGGAGAAACTTCAACAACTTTTGTTAAATTTATAATCTGAGGTAGGGAGTTCAAATCTGCAGATGTTCTGAATCTATTTCCCGCGACTTGGGCCTCTGTCGCTAGACCCATTCTAATAAGGTCTTGAGGTGTAAGAGAGAATTCTCCTATGTCAGATAAATCAACATCCATTACTATGGTTTGCTCACCAAGAGGAACTCCCATAATCATGTAATCCCCACTGTCATTAGTTTTTGCAGTTAGTTTGTAATATTTGTCATAAATTTCAACAGCGGTTTGTCCTGTCAACACGTCTAATCTTGATGGTAAAGTACCTGTGGCTGCATGGCCTGTATAAGATGGTTCGTAAGGTAGAAGATTATACCTATACCCATCCTCATTCCTGTCAGACGGTGAATTGTAAGGATATATGGACGATATAACAGGATTTGATTGGTCAATTTGTTCTATTGGAACAAAAATAGCAACTCTGGCATTTGGTATACCCAAGCCATTGTTTGCAGTAACTCTTCCTACAACAACACCATAGTCCGCACACAATCTTGAATAGACATCTTGTTGTTGGAGTTTAAGAGATAGAATTTCTAAGAATTCAAATTCTTGAGTAAGCTCTACATTTATTGTTTTTGTAATACCAAGCTCGGTCCTTATACGATAAGATTGACCCATCAAATACTTTTATGATAAATAGTTATTGTGGTATTTTTACAAAATACACACAACCTAATTATAGATTATCTCAAGGGAAAATAAACTTGTTAGGAGAATGTAATTGTTTGGAAGTTCTTCACTGACACTCGAATGTCTTTATTAGGGAATCTAATTTGATAAACCTGATTAGGTTGTGCAAAGATAGTGTCATCAACAGGTTCTATTTGTCTTGTCTCAGGGTCTGAATATCTCATGGAAGTTTCAGCTGAAGAATATTGTCCACCAACCTCGTTGAAAATATCTAGTCCTGCCACGGTTAAAACTCCATTAGTATTTTGTATTTGACTTCTCAACTCAGACAAATAAACATTTTGACCTAATTGTCGTAATTGTGGATTGAAATATGTAGATACTTTATCGATTACAGAAGAAATCACTTGTCCTGAGTTTTGAGCCGAATCCAAAACAATAGATACATCTACACTCAAATCAATCACCTCAGCACTGAAAATTGATATATAATCATTCATCATTCTATAATTTGACAAATAATTCGCAATATTTTGTTTTAAGGTATTGGAGACAATATTCGTAAGTTTACCCTGTGTATCATACGATAGAATTTGAATCAATATTTTATTATCGTTTTCTGTTATTGATACTTTAGCCGGTGCACCAAATTGTGAAGGCATATTCCTGATTATGGATTCATAGTCTTGAACTGTTACAGCTCTTTTTTGTGCAGAAAAATTGAATGATACATAGTTACGAATCTCATCGGTGCTTGGCATGTTAGCCCCACCGATTGCCGCAGTTACGTTTGTACATCTCAAAGAGTTTACAACAGCTGTATTGATTGTTTCAGATGGACCGTTCACAAAAAATGAAACTGTGCCAACTTGATTGATTACATTTGTACCTAAGTTAGTATTCAATCCTCCACCCACTCTATACTGAATGAACAAAGTGGAATTAGGTCTCAAAGCTGCACCTAAGGAAATATTATTAGAATACTTTTGGATATTCAAAGTGGTACCTAACGTAGTGAATTGGTCCAAGGCATCCTGTGCAGTATTTGTACCACCACCGAAAGTCATTTTTTTAAAACCCTCAGAGGTGTATTCGGTAATAAACCTATTTTGAGTTTGTATATATCTTCCAACTTTGATTCCTGGTTGGTCTGATACTTTAGTAGGGTCTTCTACAAATACTCTATCCTCAGCTAGGGCGTCAACTTCATACCATCTATTTGCAGCACCAAGAAACTCAGCTGTTGTAGGAATGTTTGTATATTGTGTTCCATCCTTCAACAATACACTTGTAATACCCAAAACATTTTTTTCAGGTAGGAACAATTCAAAGAATGGTTTCACATCACTTGGTGTTATTACTCTTTTGAATACTTTTGTAATTCCGTTTACAACTATTTCTCTTTTGGTGATGGTATAGTTTACTAAAATCCCATTACTATTGAAATTTGGTATTTTAACTCTATTGGGAAAACCTTGAGAATTGTACGGAGATGAGAAATCAATATCCTCAACATTTTCAAATACCAATCCAGAACCTATAATTTGAGAACCTCTCACCAAAGTTCCTAAGTATCTCTCATCTTCTTTATCTCCAAACGCCGGAACCGTAATTGAAAAATCCACTAATGATACCGATGGTCTCATACCAGGGATTTTCAAACCGTAGGTTCTCGCTATGTTATATATAGAAGTTTTTTGTTGTGCGTATTGTAGAACAGTCTCTTGAATACTTCTATCTATATGGTAATGTAAGTTATCGGCAACCGCAGCATTCAAATCTAAGAATACAGAAAATACTGATGCATCATTGAAATCTTGAATCAGTTCAGGGTAATAAGTCCTTACGTAATTTTGTAGTTCAACCCTGATTGACGCAAAGTCCCTTGACGTATATGATATTTGACGGTTAGCCATTATTTTTAAATATTGATAATTATAAAATCACTTTCGGCAAATGTTTGAGCATTTGTGGAATAATCTATTTTTATTTTTGCAGTATACTCGGCTGTACCCCTTCCAGGTAGTCTGTAAACATCATAAAGTCTTGCAGTTTCATCCGCAGTTATTTGACCCATTTCCATGTTGACCTCCATAGATTCATCAGCCGGTTCGATGGTAATTTGATTCACCAATAAATTTGGCATAAATCTTTGTATCGCATCTCTTATATCTGACTCTATAGCTTGGAATGTCAAACCGTCCAAAGGTTCGAAAACGAATTCGTATATTCTAGTTCCGAATTCAGGTAAATAATATCTAGAACCCTTCCTCGTCAGAATAAGATGAATTAAATCAGCTCTTATTTGTTGAGAGGTATACTCAGTCAGCTCAAGAAAGTCCCCTCTGAAAGAATCGTTGAATGGGAATTTTATACCATAGGTTGTTCCGTCTGCCATATCCCATAAATATACTTTGATTATTTTTTTATTAAAGTATTACCCTTTTTCCACTTAGGGTCATATGGACAGTGTCTACATCCATTCCCACAACATTGTCCCCTTCGAATATGGAACTCTTCTGTGAAAATTATTCTGTCACCTTCGCTATAATACAAAGGGAGAAGTTTTTCTGACTTCTCCCCTTTATTTTTATCATTTTTTTTCATTAGACAAATTTTACTTCACAAGCTCCACCGGCACAAGCCGCTTCGCCTGATAAGTCTGTATTATCATCTACTTCTACTATTTTTGATAAATCCACGTCGTGTAACGTTTTCATCAACTCCTCGTATTTTTCTTTCGAACAATCTTCGAATGGTGCTTGAATATAAGTTCCTCCATCGTATGGTAATACCGATAATCCATTATAATACTCTTTATTCTCCCACATCCACTCTCCTACAGCAGGCCACTCGTGTTCACGAATGGAAACTGTTGCAGATACGTTGTGAGCATTTGAACCACTTCTGTGACCTGGTTTAATCCACTCTTGTTGAACTCTTTTTACTCTTTCAAGAAGTTGAATTGGTGATTCGTTTCTCAGGATTGACCCTTCGGGTGCTTTTTGTGGAATACCAATTACTGCAGTATCGTGTGGTCTGAAATATTCATCCTCAACTAACTCTGAGTGATTATCTTTTAAGTAAGAATAGATTGATTCATTTTTACCAACTCTAACCCTTCTTATATAATAATCATTGTGCCAAGCATGGATTCCTGATGATGTACCTAATGTAAGTGAAGTTGTACCTGCTGGTTTAACTGTTGTTGTTCTCGCTGCAGGGTTGATACCAATAACGTCAGCAACTCTTTTATTTTCTTCTTTAACAACTTTCGCCGCTGCTTTCATATTTAAACCCAACACAGCTCCTGAACCAATACCTGTCATTGAAATTCCAATCAAAGCATCTTTCTCTGTTGTTCTTTGCCAAATAGGTCTAAGATAATGGAAATCAGTATATCCTGCTTGTAGGGTTCCAATAAATGTTGCAGCCTTTACTCTGTCCTCATAATCTTCCTGTGATACAACATTCGATACGTTTACCTCTGTAAGATTACAGAATTGGAAAGGTCTTAGAGCAATTTCACAACATGGGTTTGTTCCCCAATCTTTATCGTTACTCAAGTAGATTCCAGGTTCTCCCGCACCACTAGCCTCGATTCTTTTCCAAAGGTCCATAAAATAGTCTTTGGTAATCTTGTGTCTCATTAGTACTGCGGAATTATTAGCTCGTCCTCTTTGAGGGTTATGTTCCCACCAAGAACCACTCTTACAACCAATCATTTCCTCATCTGTTGCGGAAAATAATGAAATAAGTGCCGCTCTTCTGATACCACCAGCCAATACAGCGTCAGCAATATGACATACCATATCATGAACTTCAATAGCTCTTAGTTTTTCACCATCTGACTTGGAATCCAAAATTCCTTCGAGTTTTATAAGACACTCTTTGAGGGGTTGAGGTCCAGGTGCTTTACCACCTGAGGTTACCAACCGAGCCCCTTTTGGTCTGATGTCACTGAAATCAAACTGAATGTGAGAACCTCCATAAAAATAGGATTTAACCAATACTTTTACAGCGTCAGCCCATCCTTCAATAGAATCTGCAACTAACCATCTTCTACCTCTATCCTTACTTGGTTTTCTAATTTCGGGAAGTTGTTCAACGTGATGATTTTGTACGGAATAACCAACCCCTGTACCTCCAAGTAATAAGAACATGATTTCAGAGAATACTCTCCAATCGTCTACGGGTGCGTATGCACAGTTGTAAATTCTGTTTGGTGAGATTTCGATTGGTTTTCCTGCGAACTGCATTGACCTCATCGATGGGAGAACTTGTTTCTTGTAAACATACATGTAGTTCTCACGGATTTCTTTTTCTAATTGGGGATACTTTTTGATGTGCATCTCCATGTTTCTTGTTACTAACTCTTGCCAAGTCTCTCTTCTCTTTAACTCAGGGATGTACTTTGCATACTTCATGTACACCGTGATGTCTGATAAAATTCTGTTTGAAATGTCCATTTTTGTAATTTTTTTGTAAAATGATTTTATTTAAAAAATCGGTGATTTTCTTATTAAATATATGGTCGGCGATGAACCGACCACAAATTTAATTAAAAAAAAATAAGTTTTTTTTGAAAAAAGTAGATATTTAATTAGGGACTTTTTTGTTGTTCACGTTGTTTTCTTTTCTCCAACAGTTCTTTGACCCTATCTCTTTTTCTTTCTTCTTGTTGCTCTTCAAATCCTAGGAATGTGATTGATGATTCAGTGTCGATTTCAAGTAATTCATTATTGAATTTACAGTTCTCGAAAACAACCCCGTCTTTACCAAGACGAGATTTAGTGATGGCTATTGTTGCAAGGTTCATCTCTTTTTGTTGTAATGTCTTTGCCACAGTAATAATAACGTGGCCTACTTGTGCTTTCTTGATTGAACCACCCATTTGGTCTGTTGTAACAACTTCAGATGAAATTGAACTTCTATTTCCTTGGGTTGCAGTCCATCCCACAAGATTTAATTCGTGACACATGGCTTCGAATGCCCTCATAATTGAACCTTCGGCCTTCCATTCGTCTTTAGCACTTTGTTCAGGTAGAACACAATCTATGTAATCTAATAGAATCAAATCAATTTTATTTCCCTCAGCAATCATTTTTCTCACCTGATTTTTGATATGATTCATAGTTACAGTGTCTGAAGCCAATTTCTTGAGAATCAATTTGTTCTTCATTGTATCTTGAATCTCTGAGATTTTATCCATTACTTTTTCTCTGTGTTCGGCTAATTTGTCAGGTTCAACGCCTGTCCAAATGGTGAAGTGTTTTCTCTGAATAATTTTTGGATTGTCTTCAAAAAAGATTTGTAAAACGTTATAACCGTGATTAAATGCGGTATTGGCTATTTTAGTGAGGATTGTGGTCTTACCAACACCAGTGGGTGCAAGTATGACCCCAATCTCACCTTTGGCTAATCCACCCTTTAACAATCTATCAATACCTGTTATTCCCATAGGAATTGGATGTCTGTAATCATCTTCCAAAACAGTATCCAAACCTGAGAAAATATCTGTAACATTCTTTTCAACTTCTCCAACTTGAAGAGCTTCTCTTACTAAACCCTCAACTTTGTCATAAGACTCAAAGTCACCTTCAGTGATGATTTTCTGAGCTCTGTCCATAGCCTTTTTCAACTCTTGTTGTTTACAGAATTTCAAAGCTTTCTCTTGAACAAACTGAGCCCCTTCAACTGGTGCATCTTTGATTTGTTTTAAAGTATCCAAAACAATTTTGACAACCAATTCTTGGGTGACTTCAGCCCTTACAATCTGTTCAATTGTTTCAAAGTTAGGAGAAGCTTCATACTTTGAATGATATTCTTTAATCATCTGAATGATGATTTTAAAATACTTGTTGTCAAAATACGATGGCTCAAGAACGTCGACAATTGAGGATGCAAAGTCTTTATCCTCTATTAGTTGGTTGATAAGTTGTATTTGAAACGTGTTACCTAAGTAGTCAAAGTTTTTGTTCATAGCCAAAGAAAATATCCCCTCTTATTTTAAATATCAATCTCTCAAATCAATTCCGCAATATTCGTAAGATAATTCGGAATTTGAAAAAATGTCAGTCAGTTCTTTAAGAACATCCTTCAAATATGGTCTTACGTCAACGGTGTAACGAACTTTGGGTGGAAACTTTTTTCCATCGAAAATTCTCTGACAAATTGTCTGGTCTCCTACTTTCACAGAAAGATAGAAGTTTTCAGGACCCTCGGTAAAAGACGTATCCATAATCTTGGGGTCATGAATGATTGCCTCCATGTTATCCATCATATAGATAACTGTTTTCATTTTGAGGTAATACTGTAGCTCCTCGGATAAGGATTTGATGAAATGATAAAACTCGGTAGAGTTTTTTGCTTCAGGGTTGAAACCTTTGACGTTGAAGAATCTTTGGACGACGATGTTGTCGTTCAGGGTCAACAAAAATTCCATCTTGATGCTGTCGTGTTCTTTCATGTTTTTCATTTTTTTGTGTTTCGTTTTTCTTTTCTTGTTAGTTTCATAAATGGTTTTAGGAAGTTTACCCACGCTTCGTCGTTTTTAGGTAGGTATTTAAATAGGCCGTCTTCCATCATCAGCCTCATAAGGTTTTTATAACCTCGGTCAGTAGGGTCCATGGTATCGGTATGAATCTGTTCAACAAGTTGTTTACCTTCTTGGTTTATGAGGGGATTATGAAGGTCAACAATCATTTGATTCACAACGTAAAACTCTTCTCCAAGTATACCACTTTTGGTCCGTCCTGTCAAAATATTTTCTAAAGATTTTGGTAATTTCTTTTGTTGGATATTTCGTGCATAATCCAATATTTCTTGGATAGTGCATGGTTTTTCAAGCATAAACGGAAAAAGTTTAACCAAAGTTTTTTCTCCCAAACCTTCAATACCGTCAATATTGTCTGATTTGTCTCCTGTGAATATTTTTGTAACAGTGATGTTATAATGTGGGATGTCAACCTTGTTGATTGTTATCTTATCTCCATTCTTAAAATACCTCTTTGCCACAGGTGAATAGATAGTCACTCTTTGACTTATAAGTTGGGTGAGGTCTTTGTCTGCTGAGAAGATTATAATGTCTTCATCGGTCGCAATTTGACAATAGTAAGCTATTAGGTCATCGGCTTCATTATCTTTCATTTCAACCTGTCGGACGAAAACCTCCTCCAAATACATCTTTACTCTAGCCTTTTGTTGTAGGTAAGATTCGTATTTGTACTCATTCATATCTTGGCGACGGTTTCCTTTATATTGAGGATACAAACCTTTCCTTACGGATGAGTTCGAATCTCCGTCCCAAAATACTATAACTTTGTCATGATTGTGTTCTTCAAGAAATTTCCGGATAGTGTTGATGAAATGGTATACCCCTCCTATGTGAGAACCATCGTTATAAAGTTCTTTGACTCCGTGAAAACCAATCTTGAAAAGGTTGTCACCATCTACTAATAAAGTCTTAGGCACATATTTGATTTAGAGGTGATTGTTTTCCTTTCTGTAGTCCACATATTCTTTAACTTCTCTGATTTCTGACGAAGTTATAGAATTGATTTGATTTTTCAAATCGAATCTTTTGTCGTTAGTGAAATAAACTTTTCTCGCCAAATTGATAAATTCATCTTCGAACTTACCTTCTTTTTCTAATATTCTCAAGATATCTTCAATTTCCCATAAATTTGAATTAGTACTGACTAGATTATGATATAAGTTTTTAATTATCAAATTGTTCAAATACTCCGAAGATAAATTATAAAGAAGTTCAAATTCTTTATTGATGTAATCTAATTTTTCAGGATTTGAGATTTTATTCTTTTTAACTTGAAGAATTGATAACTTATCAATTAGTTCACCGACGCTTACAGGAATGTTTACCATATTACTCTTCTTTCTCTTCGGTCAAAGTGAAATCTCCTTCAGCACCAATAATATCCTTCCAATAGTCGGCATATTCTTTTTTGTATGCTTCGATAGATGCTTTTTCTTCTGTTGAATCTTTACCCGCCAAAAACCCATGAGGTGTTACAATAATTTTCCCATCATCGAATCCGAGTCCGTTGATGTGGTTTTTCATTACAGATATCTTACTCCTAACGGCAAATTTAACGGAACGTTTGTCTTTTGTCGCAGTAATTTTTGTAGTTCCAGCACCTTTCTGATTTCCGAACAAAAATACCAAAGACGAGTTCAACCAAACAGATTCACCACCTTTAGCTTTAATCTTCGGTTGTCCGAAAGGATTGTCCGGTAATTCAACCCAAGGTTGATTTATGATAATCAATGTATTTTCATATTCGGTATCCGCTTTTCTTGAACCAGAAATTCTTTGGTTGATACCCATTCCGATTTTATCGGATAAAACGGATGCGTTGTGTTGTTTACCACCTTTACCCTCATAGGTCATCTTACAAGGTACTGAACCTACAGAATCCCAAATGAAACATAGGCTATAGTTCAATTCCCCTTTTTCTTGAGCATCCAATAGTTGATTGATGTAATCGGTGATTTGTTCTATGTAGCTGAAGTTGTTATTGAATAGAAAGAATCCGTCCCAATCCAACTCACCTGTTTCGGTGTCAACAACCTCGTCACATTGGAACCCCATGAGTTTAGCATGGTCAAAACTCCACTTCTGTTCTGTAATGATGAACACAGGTAAGATTTCTTTCTTTTGAGCATCTACAGCAGCTTTGATTGCTGCAGTTGTTTTACCTGTATCTGAGTGACCCAAAAACATATTGATATGTCCAATAGCAGGACCAGGTAAACCAACGGCATCCAAGAAATCGGCACCTAAGTCCAAAAATCTTTGGGGTTTATATTTTGCAGAAGTTGAGAACTTCTTTTTCAGATTACTAAAATCGTTTTTCTTGATTGCCATAATTAAAAGTCTAAATCGTATGTTATAAAATCGTCCAATTCTTCATCGGGGTGAAACTCAAGCCAATCTTCATTCTCGAAAATAAAATACCCACCACCATTAGAGTCTTCCCATTTTCTGAGTTGAAGTTCTTTTCCGTTTTTATCTATTATTGTAAAATCGTAGGTGACGGCTTCGAAAACTTTTTTCGGATGTTCTTTTACTTTGAATGTCATTATAAAAAAATATAAGGGCGGTTTGACCCGCCCTTGTTATAAAATTAGAATGGTAAATCAGTGTCAGCTTCAGCGTCAGCTTGTGGGTCAGTAACTTTAGAAGACTTGGAACCACCAATTGAGGTTTCAGATACTTCATCATCACCGTAGACATATCCACCTTTTTCGTTATCCCACTTTGGTGTTTTACCTTGTGCGATTGCTTCAAGATACTCTACAGGTTTTTTACTATATACATCAGTCCAAGACAACTCATCATTTACCCACTCGTTAGCTTGGTCTTTATCTGTATGAACAGGTGTTGGGTCGTCGTACATGATTGCTGAAACAGTTGTATACTCTTTTCCTTTTGGAGTTTTAGATTTAGCCAACTCGATGATTAGGTCACGACCTTTTTCAGCATCTGTAATATCACCCTTGTTTCTCCAAATGGGAATAATCTTGTCAAGAATACCCTCATTCTTATAGTTGTGTTTAAATCTCCAAAACTTTGGACCGTCAGCTTCGTTATCACGGTCGATAACTTTAACGATGTAAAACTTACGAGATTTGTATTGCTTTGCAAGTTCCTTATCGGATTCCTTACCTGTTGCCATCAACTCTTCGTAAACTTCGTTCAAAGGTGAACGTTCGTTGTCATTTTTTCCTGGGTCATAGAACTTCTGCCATTGACCACCTACTTGGATTTCATGATACCAAGCCTCTTTGAATGGTGAGGAACCATCTGTGGTAGGAAGAATTCTCACTCTTCTCTGACCTGATTTCTCTTTATCACCAAGGATTAAAGCGAAATACTTTTTCATTCTTTCGTCTTGCGACATTTTCGATTGGGCCCCGCCCATTTGATTTTTTTCATACTGTGCCAATACGGCGTCTAATACATTACTCATTTTTTATAAATTTAGATTGTTTAGCAAATATAATTGGGATTTCCCTATATGTCAAATTTAAAAGGGACCAATCGGTCCCTTTTTATTATTTAAATTTAAAATCTTCTCTATCCTCTCCACTCGGTTGAAATGAATTTTTTATATCGTTCACATTGATATCACTAACTTGGTCGTCAGTCAAAACATATTCATTTTTTCCCGTTTTTTCCATTTCTTCTTTTTTGTCATCAAAAAAATCAGTGAGTCTTTGGTTATAAGGGTATGAATCATAGACTCTCAAATTCAATTTTTCTTCAGGACTCTTGGACCTATATTTTTCTAATTTACTTTCCAAAGAGTTTAACTTACCCATGATTTGGTCCATCTCACCAAGTCTTTTCTCTAAATTAGATAATTGTCCAAAAAGGTTTTCAAAGTATTCGTCTTGTTTTTGTTGGATATTTTTTTGAGCATCAACTAAATCCGTTATCTCTAATTCTTCAGTTCCACTCTCTTCATCTTTCTTCTCAGTTGATTTACCCTTATCATCCAATTTTTCTACATCTGGGTCTGACTCAACATCTAAAGGCTCAGGTGTTGGAATACCTTTCGGGATATCTGCAGCCGGTGTTTCTGCGGGTGCTGTTGCTGGAGCCCCCAAAGCCGCAGCTGCATCTGCTGCTGGGTCTGGTGGAGGAGGTTCAATAGCCTGTTCTTTGATATAATTTACAATTGAATTATATCTCTCTATTTCACTTAGAATTTTTTTA